GCATTTGGTATTTAGCGCGAGTATATAGACGATTTTAGAATAAATCAATCCTTCTGTTATGATACAAGACATTCTGTTTCGAGGATACACCACTACTCCGCCAGAGCTGGTTTGTCCAGATGGGGAACTATTGTTTTCTGAATCATTGTCCAATGATGGTTCGGGGCTTTCCCCTATTTTGCCACCTAGTGAGATAGCATCGTTAAGCCCTAACGATGATATACTGTTTATGCATCAAGTGCCCAATCAGAAAAATCTCATACTATGGAGTGGGGGCGAATTATTTTGGCTTCCCTATAATGAGCTGCATCAAGCGGGCTCGAGGCGTTTGCCTTTAGGCGTTTCGGCAGACGGAGTTAAGCAGGTGCTTGCCGTGGGTAATGTGTTGATGGTACTCAAGGATTCTTGTATAGAGTATTTGCTTTGGACAAATGGAGGGTATAAGGTGCTGGGAAATCATTTTCCCGAGGTTCGTCTTTCGTTTGGCTTGAAGGGCGATTGGACATTCCGACTTCAGTCTCTAGATTTGACGAAATCAGGATTGAATCATGCTATGGCAGAAGCCGTCAAAATGGTGGCGGAGGAGGGCGTGGAGAAGGGGCGCTTTATTTATCCTTTCTTTGTTCGTTATGCCCTGCGTTTGTATGATGGTAGTCTGGTGCATCACTCAGCCCCTATTCTTATGCAGACTACTTCTGGTGTAATGCCGATAATCTCAGAGGATGGAAAATCTATGTCTTGTCTTTCTCACTCTCTTCAGTTGGTATCTGTCACAAATATTTCAGAGCTTGAGCGATGGTCAGATATTATTAAGGGGGTGGATGTGTTTGTTTCCAAGGGAGTTCCCACGTTTGACCAGAACGGACAAGACTACAGTGAATTATCCGACGATAGATGGCTCGGGGAGCGAACTTCAAATGTGAATGGAGGTCTCTTTGGGAATATAGCGTACAATACTATTCCTGTGAAAATGTTTGGAGGGAAAGAAGGGAAGAAGCAGCTTCCTGCGTTTGATGAGAAATATATTGGTGAGCAGCTTTCGAGTACTTCTACTTTTTATTATCTTACCTCTTTTACTATTGCTGACCTTAAAAGGGGCAAGCAGGATATAGGTATCCCACGAGACTACTTAAGGTCGTTGGTGAATCGGGAAACGATGACGGACGACTATGATTCCCATGACACCTTGTGCCCTTCTGTTGGTTTTGCTTTTAATTCTAGATTGAATCTTTCGGGGCTGAAAAAGCATCTGTTCCGCGGATTTGGATGGGAGAGAGCTTACGAAGACCAAGCCCTCCTAACTTCGTCCTCTCAAAGAGAAGGGTATGAACATACAGAGGTGTTCTCGCCTTCAAAAGTATATAGAATGCATATTGATTATTATATACGAGAGAATGGTCGAGAATATGAATTTGAGGTGGATTGCGGCTCTGTGACTAGCGATATGCCATTGCCTTATCTTTATCACCCAAATAGAAACGCTTACAAAGCGGTGGTAACGGTGCGACATGGGGATGCTCAAAACTTCGCTATGACAGTGTCCATGTATGGTCATCCATTCTTGAATGGTTCGTACGCTTGGTTGGGTTTTGATTGTAAAATAAAGAGCGAGAAGCATTTCAAGGTTGGAGCTCAAACGATAACCAATACAGATGACTTAGTGGAGCTCTCGAACAAGCTCTATACTTCAGAGGTGAACAACCCTTTTTTCTTTGAAGCAGGAAGGATAAATACTTTGGGAGGTGGCGAAATTATCGGATTATCAGCTGCGGTTCGCGCTTTGAGCGAGGGGCAGTATGGTCAATTCCCAGTGTATGCTTTTACCACCGAGGGGGTGTGGGCTTTGCAAACATTGAGTAATGGTGCCTTGAGTGCAAAACAGCCCGTATGCCGAGATGTGTGCACGAATCCTGAATCTATTACCCAAATAGATGATGCTGTGTTGTTCGTTTCGGAGCGTGGGTTGATGTTACTTTCTGGCTCTAACTGTGTTTGTATTTCAGATGCTATCTTTAGCCGAAAACGAAGAGGGTTGTTTGGTCTCCCCAAATTGGAGCTTCTGTTGCGAAAGAACAACGAAGATGTTGTTTCTAGCTTGCCCACTATTGAACCCTTGCTGGACTATCTTAAAACAGCACGTATCCTCTATGATTATGTTAATCAGCGCATCATCGTCTTTCAGCCTGCCACAAGCGAAGAAAAGCATCAAGCCTATGTCTATAGCCTTTCTTCTCGTCAGTGGTCTTTCCTCGGTCATGAATTAACGCGTCCTATTAAACTCTATCCTTATGCACTTGCGATGGATAGGCGCGGAAAGATATTGGACTATGGAAAGCCTCAGCTTAATGCAGATGGAAGCAATCCTGCGTCAGGTGTAGGTAGTCGCGCAGAGTTAAAGCCTAGCAATGGTGGAAAGGTGGGCGTTGCTACTCCGATTATGGTTGGTGGTTGGTTCGTGACGCGCGCGTTGAAACTCGGTGCTGGCGAAATACTCAAAACGATTCGTACTCTTATCGTCCGTGGCAGCTTTGAGCGCGGTGCTGTTAGAGTGATGTTATGGGGTAGTCGTGATTTGAGAAACTGGTTTGCTATTGCAGCAAGTGCAGATGGGACGATTCGAGGTATAAGCGGAACTCCTTATAAGTATTTCAGATTAGGCGTGAAATGCGACCTTGGCGCAGAAGATTACGTAACGGGGTGCACTATAGAATTTGAACCACGCCACAGAGATAGGCTTCGATAAATGTTTATGTGCGCTAATCTCGATAGGTTACCTAGATTTGTAGAAACGAATTATTATGCCTCAAATACTACTCAATAAAAAGCGCGTTGCCCCCACGAAGGAGAAGCGCGAAAAGCGAAAGACGACTGTGTTTCCAGCCCCCCAACATCTAGGGATGGAAGTTTTGGCTGAGGCGGAACGTCATTGGCTTGCTATGGATAAATTCCGCAGGGACAGAGAGCGCAACAAGCGTTATTGCTATGGTGACCAGTGGAAAGATTTGGTGTGTGTCGATGGACGGACAATGACTGAAGAGCAATATCTCAAGGAACAAGGAACCGTGCCTTTGAAAAACAACCTAATTAGACGACTGGTTCGCAGTGTGCTTGGTGTATGGCGCAGCCAAAGCAAGGAACCTACTTGCTACGCACGTGACCGCGACGAACAGAAACTCGGAGAGACGATGAGCGGAGTGTTGCAATACAACATGCAGCTAAATCGAATGGATGAAATGTTGGGGCGCGCGATGGAAGAATTTCTTATCAGTGGTTTAGTAGTTCAGAGAAAGTACTACGGCTGGAAGAATGACAAAGAAGATTGTTGGACGGATGCCGTTCCACCGAACAATTTCTTCATAGATGCCAACATGCGCGACTTTCGTGGTTGGGACTGTTCTATTGTAGGGGAAATCCACGATGTGAGTTTTCCTTCTTTGTGTGCTAGATTTGCGCAAGACCCGAAAGCGGTAGACTCTCTGCGAGAGATTTATGTAGGTGCATCGGATAGAACATCTTTGCAAACATTCCTAGCAAGCACCTTCGGAGAAAACAACTATGGCAATCTTTCGTTTTACGCTCCATCGGACAGTAGTTTGTGTCGTGTGATTGAAGTCTGGCGCAAAGAGACTAAGTCGCGCTATCGTTGTCACGACGTTAATAACGGAGACGTCTATAAGATAGAAATAGACGACTATGCAGAACTTGTAGGAAAAAAAAATAAGGCTCGTCTGGTTCAAGCTGCAGAGGCAGGGATGAGTAAAGACGAAGTGTCTCTTATTGAAACAGAATGGTTCGTTGATGAGTTTTGGCACTATTACTATTTATCTCCCTTTGGGGATATAATTGAAGCAGGTGAGACTCCATACGAACATAAAGGGCATCCCTATGTGTTCAAGGCTTATCCTTTCATTGATGGCGAAATACATTCGTTTGTCGGAGATGTCGTAGATCAGCAGCGTTACGTGAACCGCTTAATTGCGCTTCATGATATGATTATGAAGAATAGCGCAAAGAACACGATGATTATGCCAGAAGAAGCTGTGGGCGGCAAAATGAGTTTTGAGGAGATGATTGACGAATGGTCTCGCCCAGATGGTGTGCTGATGGTACGCACGAAGAATGGCACACCTATGCCGCAACAAATGACAGGAACAAGTCCTGGGGCTATCGGTATTAACGAAGTCTTGAATTTGCAACTGAAATTCTTTGAAGATATTTCTGGTGTCAATGGAGCTTTGCAAGGTAAGCCAGGATTCAGCGGTATGAGTGCGAGCTTGTATGCGCAGCAAACCCAGAATTCTACAACGTCTTTGTTGGAGTTACTCGAGAGCTTTAGTTCCTTTGTGAAGGAGGGGGCAATTAAGGATGTCAAGAATATGCAGCAGTTCTACAATACTAAGCGTATTACAAACATCGTAGGGAAAAGTGGTACGGCTATCGTCTATGACCCCAAGCGTATTCGAGATGTAGAGTTTGATTTGAATATTGCAGAGAGTACGTCTTCACCTGTATATCGTCAATTGGCAAATGATTTCTTGATGGAAATCTGGAGAGCGGGACAAATTAGCTTGGCTCAGTTATTGGAAGCTGGAGATTTCCCATTTGCAGATGATTTGCTGGAAAGCCTAAAGCAGCAGGAACAACAAATGGAACAGGGGCAAGTCCCCCAAGGGCTTCCCCCTGAGTTGATGCAACAGGCGCAAGCTGGTGCGAATATGAATGTTGTAAACACCCTAGATGGCGCAATGCGTAGATAGAGGATTATGCGCGATGAAGTTGTTGAGTTGTTGAAAGAAGATGCGCAGCGCATGGCGTTGCGCGCTTCTGTTTTTAACCCTATCACTGGTGAAGGTTCGATAGGGGAACGATGCGTGTTTGAACTATCTGACTGTGCTTTCCCTTTGTTGTACATTCCCACTGGAATGCTTGACATCCCTTTGGTCAAAAGATTAAAAAAGGCACGTTCATTAGGCGCATTTCTTAAAAGCATAAAGGCGGACAACAACGAAGTAGAGCGCGAGAAGGTATTAGATGCGTTTGTGCGCCTTCGTATGCAGTTTGATTTCCCCTTTTGGGCGGCTATGCTTGCGAAGATTAAAGCCAAGGGTGGAGGCGATGACGTGTTTTTCAGATTGAATTTGCCGCAGCGCAAATTGATTTCAGAGTTTGAGGAGATGCGGCTGGCTGGTCTTCCTATCCGCGTAATACTGCTCAAGGCTCGTCAGTGGGGTGGTTCAACAGCAACTCAGCTTTATATGGCTTGGCTTCAGCTAGTGCATAGTGTAGGCTTGAATAGTTTAATTGTTGGTCACCACAGCAACTCTTCTACAGAAGTGAAGAGTATGTTTGAGCGTATGATTAGTGCGTATCCTGCTCGATACCTGCACGGATTAGGCGAAGCATATAATTTGAGGGAGAGCAAACTAGTCGGGGTCGGGCAGAGTGGGAATATACATCGTATTCCACAGCGTCAATGCAACATAAAGGTCGGAACGGCAGAGAGTCCAGATAGCGCGCGCGGTGGTGACTACAACTTAGTTCATCTAACCGAGGTAGGATTATGGAAAGAAACGCTTGGCAAGAAACCGCAAGACATCGTTCGTTCGGCTTGTTCGGGTGTGTTGTTGCGCGCCTTGACTATGATAGTGTATGAAAGTACGGCAAATGGTGTGGGTAATTTCTTTCATATCGAATATGAAGCAGCAAAAGCTGGGCTTAGTCAGTTTCGCGCTGTGTTTGTATCTTGGTTTGACATTGAACAATACTCGATAGAACTAAGCGAAGAGGCAAGGAGGGAACTTGCTGAGCGTCTATTGCGAGGAAAAGATGTTACTACATCTGCAAGCGACCGCGAAGAATCTGGCGCATATCTATGGTGGCTATGGAAGAAGGGCGCAACCTTATCTGCGATAGCTTGGTATATCTCTGAGCGGAGCAAGTATAACGACCACGGAGGGATGGCGAGTGAATATCCGTCAGACGACGTAGAAGCCTTTGTTCACTCAGGTCACATCGTGTTTGACCGTTATCAAGTAGAATCTTTCCGCAATGGATGTCGTGCTCCGAAGTGGAAAGGGGAGATATATGGTGATGGAACGTCTGGTGAGGAATCGTTGTCAAGCATTCGTTTCTCAGAAGAGATTGGGGGTGGACTTTGGGTTTGGGCAAAGCCCGATGTTTCCTTGGAAGAGAAAATAGAGAATAGGTATGTCGTAGCGGTGGATATTGGCGGACGTGGAGCGAAGGCGGACTGGTCGGTTGTCGTGGTGATAGATAGGCTCAATCTTTTAGACGGAGAGCGTCCATCGGTTGTAGCACAATGGCGCGGACATATAGATCATGACTTATTGGCGTGGAAAGCTGCGCAGATTGCCAAATGGTATGACGATGCGTTGTTAGTGATAGAATCAAACACACTGGAAACAAAAGACAGAGAACGAAGTGTGGACGGAGACCAGTCAGGCTTTATTCTGAATTTGGTAAAAGATGCCTATCCCAACTTGTATGCACGAAAGCGAAGCCCTGAAGATATTAGGGAGGGGGCTCCAGTGAAATATGGATTCCACACCAACACTGCAACAAAGCCCGCAATTATATCTCATTTGCAGTCGTGCGTTCGCGAACATCTATGGACTGAGCGTGATAGTCGTGCCCTTGATGAGCTGTTATGTTATGAGCAAAAACAAAATGGCTCGTTCGGAGCTATCGTAGGAAAGCATGATGACATACTGATGACGCGTGCAATAGGATTATGGGTAGCCCTGCGAGAGATGGAACTCCCCCGCATCGTCAAGAATGAAACAAAGAAAGTTGTTGCTGTTAGAAAGGTCGTAAGCGCTGCGACTCTGTAGCCCTTATTTTTCTCCGAATCTTGCTAATGATAATCTTTGCAGAGTTGGGCGTAATGTACATTTGCGGAGCTGGGGCGCGAATGGCTCGTTCCACAAGAAGAAAAAGCTTGTCGTCTGGATTTTTCTCCTTCTCTTTCAATACGACTTGAAAAAGGTCTTCGAACATCTCTATGTTCTTCTTGCTCTTTGAGTTTGGCTTCTCGCCTCTGAGCAACTTCCGAATCACTTCTACAGCTCTATCAACGGAAACCCAAAACCTCGTTGCTGGGGTTTGGGATACCGCTTCCCAAAAACTGTAGTCTAGTCTTTTGTGGCGTCGTTTAGCAAGCTGAATTTTGTAAGCAGCTAAGAGTTCGCGCTCCCTCTCGCCCTTGAACTCCGATATAGAACCTTTGTGTTTGATAGTGGTATGTTTTAGGGTAAATACAAAAAGCACCCCTAGGTAGCCGTAATGCCACCAGGAGTGCTATTTTCTTGTCATTACAAAGATAATGTTTATTTCCCGAAGTATAGTGTTAAACGCTTATCTTTTTGACACTAGGTGTCAATTTTCTCTGTGTGCTTATGGCAACAGTCCGACAAGTTTCTAGAATTGAACGCATGTTCACATACAAAAAGAAAGCCCTCACTCGTTTAGAAGTGAGGGCTGTTGGAGTTTTTAATTGAGATTCGGAGAGCGAATGTAATAAATCAATGTTTTGCTTCACCAAAGCCTTAGGCAAACTCCATTTGCATAAGTTCTTCCCCTAGATTGTTAATCGCTTTGCTTATTTTTTGTGTCGTTGCAGGAGACGCGTGGCGGTGTCCGTTGAGATAATTTGAAAGTTGGCGTTGATTGATACCAGTCAATCGTGCAATGCCTGCGAGTGAAAAGGTTTTGCTGTAAAAGTTGAGGAATGATGCTACATCGTAGCGAAAGGTGAACTCTAAGTTTGGTAGCTCTTTGCCTTCCTGTTTGTATTCTTGTTTGTATTCTTCGAGCATTTCAAAGAACTCGGCTTTGGCTTCTGCCACACTTTGTCCTGCTGCTGCCAGAACGAACTCCAAACCTTCGGGTCTTTCGTAGGAGATGTTGAACCCACCATCGCTTGCAAGCTCAATAATGGCGGTGATTTCGTAGTGTGGTTTGGTTTGATTCTTTTTCATTGTTTCGCGCTATTTGGTTGTTTTGTCTCCCTTTCGGGGATAGGGCTTATTTAAGCCCTAATCCCTTTAAGATTGCGTTCAAGGTACCCTTGGGTACTTCTTGCGATTTGTGATGGCTTAACTTTACCTTTAATCCATTGATTGGATTTGTCCATTCGGGGTGTTTTGCCTGTGAACTTCCTGTCGGGATGCACCCTTCTGCTCTGAGCTTCTTTTCTAATTCGCTATATTTCATTCTATAACTTTTGGTGAAACATTAATTTATTACACTGCAAAGATAGTACTTTTACCACCAACCACCAAAAAATAATCGGATTATTTTCTGTACACTTTGTTTTTTTCTTCCTGATAAACGACCGCCCAGACATATTTGTAATAACTGATATATTCCGTTGCGCTTTTATGGGTGGGTTGCAGCTCTCTTAGATGTTCATCTTTTTCTTTCCTGTACTAATTGTGGGAGATTTTCTTGATTTTGAAGACGCTGCTCCATCCTAGGATGCGCAGTGCCGTTTGGTAGACATAGGCTCCGCCTTCGCGTGGTATGCGTAATCCTAGGTAGATGATGCGATGAGGCGGTATGGTGATTGGACGTTCGTTGCAAATGATTTGCGATTGGTCGGCTTGCTTGAGGATGCGAATGAGGTAATCGCACTTTTCGCGCGGTGTGCGCATCGGGAGAATGAGGGTGTGCGTAAATTCTTTCAGTTCTTTGCGGCAAGCTAGAATCTTATCTTTCGACATGGCTTTCTTTCTCGCGTTGCTTGCCCTTTGCTGCTTGGCTTTTTCCGCCTCTTTTAGTGCATCTCTCGCAATTTGAAGTATATAGTCTTTGTCTCCCCTTTCATGCGCTTGCCTAAGGTCTTCGAGGTGTTCTATTGCTTCTTGCTCCGTGTTGTAATAAGAGTGTATCTTCCTTCCGTGCGAGACAAAGTACACCATCCACATATTCGCGTGTATCCCTATTGCGACTTGTTTTATTCGTCCGAGGGAACTTCTCCTTGCTCTCATAGGCTTGCTTTCTGTTCTTGGGCTATGATATAGTCTCGATATGTTTCGCGTGCGATGCTGAGGACTTCGACAGCGATGTTTTGCGCTTCCTTTTGCTCTTCATTGTCTCGTCCATTGAAGGGGAGGATGGGTCGGTTGTTGAAGGATAAGTAGAGTTCGCCTTGAAACTCTCGAATTTGAAGTGCGCGTTCCGCCTCTTTGGTGGCTGCTTGTTGAACTCGTAGCGCGGTGTCTTGTTGTGACTGGTGAGAAAGACGTGCGAAATATGCGCGTATGTTGGTAAAGATATTGTTCATCGTTCGGGTGTTTGTGGTGGAGAGAAAAAGTAGGGGTGCGAACTATTGAGAATTTGAACTATAGCGAATGAATGATTGGTGATATAGTCCGCGCCCCTTGTGTGGTTGTTGTTACTTGATTACTCCAATGATTTTAGTTTCATCGACTTGTTCCACGGTGTAGTCCATCACAGTATTTTTGAGATGATCGTCGAGGTTGTGGTGTGCTTCGAGTGCGCTGTATGCATTGACACAAAAGAAAATGGAGATTTTCTTCTCTCGTCCGCCGAATTCGTCTATTATGGTGGTATTGATTTTGCACTTGAACCACTTGTCGGCTTCCTCGTCTCCGTAAACGATTTCAGAGAACTTGGTGCGTGACATTGCGATGATGTCGAATTCTTCGCCGATGCCGTATGCTAGTGCACTTTCACTGGTCTTCGTTTCGGCTTCTGTGAAGGAGAGAGCTGCGGTGAGATACTCATCGGTGATGACTTTTGTAATGCCGGCTTCGGTTGTTCCGATGTAACGTGTCTTGACGTTGTACCAGATGTTGTTTGCTGTTGCCATAATGTGTAATGGGTTAGGGGTTATTTTTTGTTCTTGTTATTTGCCACTGCTACCGTATCCGTTTGCACCTCGGTCGGTGTTGTCGTTGAGTTCTTCTACCTCAATAAATTCCACGGCTGGAATGGGTAAGATGATGAGCTGCGCAAAGCGTTCGTTATGGCTTCACTATACCCCTTCCCTCTCACTTTGTGCCACAGCACGCGAAATCTCAGATGATACAAGCGCGCGACTTTTAGGCGCATCATATCAGCCAAAAAAGCTTTGGGGCAATACATCCATTCCGAACTATACTCATCCTCTTTTTTTCTTAGGACTTTTCTGATTTGGGTGTCGGCTTCTTCTACTAGTCGATTTACCATTTCCTCCTCATCTTTCAACTCATCCATATCTCCAGAGCCACAAAAGGATTGGACAGAGGCGAACAAAGAATAATTGTAGACGGCTATGCAGATGCTCTTTTCGGTTCCTTTACGGCTGTGCAACTTATTGTAGATGATGTGTACAAGCGTGTAATAATCTACCATTCGCCACGCGTTGCCATATAGTTTTGCCTTTTCGTTTCGCACTTTTGCGCACGCGTCAAAGGCTTCTCTGATGTTTTGTTCGATTTGCATGTTGTTTGTTTTGTTGTTTCAATCGGGGCAAACTAGGCTGTCGGCATATTGCTCCGTGGGTTCGGGTTGGTGCATCGTTGTGTTGGTGGGTGCGTGGGGATTGAATACAAAAATCTCCACAAAGGACAGACAAACCATATTTGTGACTGTTGCGATTATTGCTATCGCCAAGAAAGTAAGGGCGGCATCAAAGCGGTCTAGCCTTTTGTCTATTGTCTTCCGTGTGTTGATGACTTCAAAAGGGATTGGTGTTTTATTCTCTTTCATTGTCTTGTTGTTGTGAACTCTTTCCAATTTGGAAAAGGTTGGAAAGAATCGGGGGTAATGGTTCGTTTGTCTTTTATTGTCTTGCTGATTCTTTGGTGGCACGTTCCCACTTCTGCGCATTGGTGAGAGATTCCCACGCTTCGAGCATTTGTGCGCTTGCCTTTTTGCTTTCCTGGAGTAGTAGTTTCATTTCTTCTTTTGGCGCGTGGTTCTCCTTAGCTTCTTCCACGCGTTTAAGGGCTTCACCCTCGGCTCTTCGTGCCTTTTCGTAGTTGCGGTATGCAAGGCGCGTGTTTTCTTCTGCGCGCTTTATTTCGTTGTCCCAATACTCGGTGGCTCTGTCTTTTTCCATAATTCAATTTGTTTGACCTTTTTGCGCGTGGTCGCAAAATGGTTTGGTGATTAGTTCGGGGTTGTCGTGGACGTTGCCGACGATTTTCAAATCCCCTAGTTGAAGTCTTTTGTAGGCGGGTATAACATCTGGAAGATGATCCCTTTTTTCATACAGTTTGAAACATCCATCAAACCATACCATTTTAAGATGGAAGCCAAAACCCTCGTCTATGAGTATATCCCCCTCGTATATATCTTTTCCATCGCTATCGTGTAATCCTGTAAACTGACAGATAGTATCTTTAATAATAGGTACATTGTAAATTTGACCAGGAAAACCTATAACACGTGGTACACACAATATTGACGCTCGTTTGTTACGATGCGCATTGTGCATCAAGTCGCCATACACCCACTCGCCATTATCCACACTCTTTCCTCGAAATAAGATCTTTCTCATTGCTTTGTTGTTTCTAGTGTGACGACATTCTGAAATATGTAGGGTTCTAGGGCTGCGATTGCGATTCCCACACCGTTATTTAGGGTGACACTGATTGAATTTTTCCCTTTGGCAAACGCTGCTTTGTCCACATTGAAATACTCCATTGCCCAAAGTAGTTTTTGTACTACGATACCTCTAAAGAATAATTTCCCGATGCGAACGATTGAATCTTCAGTGGGTATCATAAAGCCAGTGCTTTTGAAGACGTCTTCGAACATTCCATCACCATGACAAACAGGGCAATCACTATCGCGGAAATGAATTTCGCCATCTTGGTCTGTGTACTCCCACTCAACTTCTCCAGAGCCTTCGCACTCTTCACACTCTCGCCCTTCTTCTGTTACCACTTGTTCTTCCTCCATTGCGAAAGATGCAAGAACTTTTTTCAGGGCTTCAAAGGTGAAATATTCTTCCATAGAACCACGAAACACCTTATAGATAACAGGCTTTTTAATCTCTTCATAGCTTTCTGACAGCATGCTGGGGTTCATCATGATTAGGATTACCCCATCAGTTGCGAATACTTTTTTGCATTGCGTTTCATAGTAGGGCTTTTGTTTGAATGTAAGTTCACTATATGGGTCGCAAAATAGCTCCAAAAGCTCTTGCTCGTTGTTGATTCGTTTCTTATTGTCGTTCATTGTTTCGTTGCTTTTGATGAATCAATAATTCTATTTGCTTCTTTGAGCATTTCTAATACTGTGGCATATTCTACTTGATAAATGAGCCATTCCTCGCCATCTCTATTGTCACCGCGTACCGCGTGGAAAATGATAGGCTGAATGCTAGAATTGGCAAGTAGAAATTGAAAATCTCCTTTGTAGTCTACTGGGGTGATAAAGGCTGGTTTTACCCAAAGTCCTTTGCAATAGACTTTGTTGCCACTGCGCACACCTAATCCGCAATCTACAAATCTAGGTGGGTGATATTTCTTTTCAGTCTTTGCTTTCCAAAGCTCCAACGTGAAGATGATTAGCCACGTTACGGACGCGATTAAAAATGATAAAAGATAAGTATTCATTGCTTTAGGTATTTTCGATTTATGTACTCCTCCGCTGCCTGCTTGTCTCCATTGCAGAGAGCAAGCACGTCGGCTTTGATGCGCTGCCACTCATCGTAAGTGATAGCAAACTGCGCGCGTCTTCGTTCTTCGGCTTCACGTTCGAGTTGTTGCTGTTCCCTCTTGTGGCGGTCCAGTTCTCGGGCGCGGTGCTTAAGAAATTCGGGAATTTTGGCGGTGATGTTCTCCGCGCGCACTTGTCCATAAGCCACTTGTCCGTAAATGCCACCCGACAAGCGAGAGAAAAAGAGCATCACCTCAGCCAAATTCAAATGCGAATAATTGCCCAAAATCGTCAGCGCAAGGTGCTGCATATCGTCCTCCGTCATTTGGTCGGCTGTGTTGAGCGTGCGACTGTAATAGTCGATTTGTGACATCAACCACGCAACCGCGAATTTTGCCCCTATAACGCGCGAAATCTTGCCAAGGGCTGGTGCAGCACCTAAATAGCATTTGAGTGGCTCACACGCGCACAAAGGCTGTATTTCGGGGGTGTATTGATGTTTTACCATTTCCCGAAAGCTAATAATCTCCTTCTGGGATGCCGCTAACATCGTAGATGGCTTCTTGCAAGCGACGCTCGATGTTGGCGGTGCGCTCCTCCTGCCTGCGTCTGTTTTCGTCAGCACTTGGGCGATAGTTTCTACTTGTGCCATTGTTGCTTTGTTTAGGTGATTTGTTGGTTGCTTGGTTGCTTAGGTGGATGCGTAGCCACGAATTGAAATGTCGTTGCATGTCTCCGTCTGTGTTGTGCGCGTGGCTCTCAATAAAGCAATGCTGCTCAAACTTCGTGACGTACTCGTTGAACGTCTCGGGGCTGATGCCGTGGTGCATACAAACTTGTTGCGTCCAAATTGGGCTGCTGGTGAGTACTTCCCGAATCGTAGCTTGCGTCCGTGTGCTGGCTGCTGGCTGCAACGGCTCTAAATTCAGCGCGCTCCGCGGTTCTTCGCTTTCGTTCTTACGCGCGTTATTATTATTACTACTATTACTAATACTTTCCTTTACTTTACTTTGTGGTGTTGTTTCTGCATTAACTGGGGTTTTTGCTGTAATAACTGGGGTTTTTGCTGCAAAAACTCCTTTTTCTTCGTTTTTATCGTTTTTTCGTGGGCTGGATACACCTTTGGCTGTCTGCTCAATTAGGCAAACTTTCGGGTCGATAGCACTTACATCTTTGCGCTTAGCCTCTAGCCACCTCTGCTGTATTGCTTTTGATGTCAGAATCTGGAACAGATTATATACCCCCTCATCGAAGAGAGAACGCCTAATGCACCCCTTAATGATTTCTGATAACTTTGGGACAGTGACGGCACCCATTTTCTTTGCGAATAATAGACACTCGTCCTCACCCCATTGTTTTGCGTACCCTTGCGCGTAAATGCTTTCTAAAAGCTTAAAATAGACCGCATACCCATCTAGACCAAACTCCGCTTCTAAGAGTTGTAAGGCTGTGTCTTCGTCTGTATGCGTGTCGTGTGGGAAATAGTCCAGCCCTAACTTGGTAGGGCGTGCCATGTTACTTTCCCTTGATGGTTATTCTTCCGTTTGCTGAGATTTGAAAGAGAGCGTTGTCCTCTACCACCTTTTTAATGGTTGCAGAGTCTGCGCGAAATTCAAATCCGATAGCATCGTAGTTTCTTTCTACTTCGCGGTTGTTGCTTTCCTCCATCTTCTCAAGAAGCATCACTGCTACTGCGTAGCCTGCTAGACCGTGTTTCATTCGGATTTCTAGCATCTCAGTAGAATTGCGTGTGTATTTCTTACAGTTGCGAAAGTCCGCGTCTGTGAGCCTTCTTTCTGCTTGTTGTTCCATTGTGCTTGTTGTTGTTTTATTGTTGTTGTAAATACTCTTCAATAAGCGTGGTGAACTCCTCAAAGTTTCTCACCACTTCGTAGCGGTATCCTTTGCCTTCGATGAGTGCTTGCCACTCGCGCTGCTTGTCGCTTTGTCGCCCTTTCTCGGTCTTCATTTCGATGCACAATCCGTGGTGCGTGGCGTTTGGCACTAGCAGAAGAAGGTCTGCCACCCCTGCTGTTACTCCCTCCGCCTTGAGCTTGGCTGCTACTATCGCGTTGCGCTGCCCTCCATTAGGAACGGCAAAGAGAGTACCTTTGAGTTCGGGGTGCTGATAAGCAAACCAGCGTACGCACGCGCATTGAAGTCGATGCTCTAAATCTTTCATTCTTCGTTGGGTTCGGGAATTGTGATGTTGAGATATTCTAGGGCAAAAGCCTTGATTTTGTCCACATAGACGTTGAACTCTGCCGTCTGCATGCTGGCGGTGCTACTTGGTAGACTTAGCACCTCTCCAGTGTCTTTGTTGATGACTTCTCGGGCTGCAAATGCTTGTTTGCAATACTCGTGTACTTGTTCTTCGTGGGTTATCTCCCATCCTGCGTCTTGCAGTCCGAAAAGCACCGCTGGGTAAACTACTCCCCACAAGTATGCGTTTTGTTGAGTGCTGCGCGTCTTGCGGTTCGGTGCTATCGTGATTGAATAGTCTCCATCGGGTAGGCTTCTCAGTTGCTCTAGCAAGAAGTCTATCTTCGGGGGCGAATCGTTCGCCTTATAGTATGTTAGTCGTATCATTGCCTTTTACTTTTTCAATCTCTCGTGCATCGAGACGAACGGAGAAGTATTCTTGTCCTTTCAGCGAAACCCCTTGACGGCTGCGGATGTCGAACTTAATGCGAACCTCTGTTCCGATCTCTGGAAACTTTTCGGGGATGTCTGAGCGCGTGAAGTAGAATCTGAACGTGTCAAGTCCTGAATCCACCACGATTACTTGCTCCGCGTAACGGCTGCCGTACTTATTGAAGGTGACATATTTCTCTCGCACCTCTTTCAGTGTCCCGATAAGCTCGCTTGTTGCGTTTGTCATTGTTGGAATGGTAAATGGTCGTTGTTGTATTATGGGTTGTGCAAATCTAGGTGGAAACCTGTCTTTGCGATGTAGGTTGGAATTGCCGTGGCTCGTTGCACGGCATCTCGGAATTGGTCTGGGTCTGCGTGTCCCGATGATAGGTGAAGTAGCACTATCTCTTGCACCCTGCTTAGGTCTTGCGCCTTGAGGGCTTGAATCGTTGTGGATAGCTCCATGTGTGATTGTAGTAGTCGGGGGCGCATTGCTGGGTGGGTTATCCCCTCTTCGATGGCTTGTGCCAAAAGCGCGTCTGAGTAGTTCGCTTCGATGAGGATGTGGTCTAGCCCTTTCAACTGATACGGCAAAGTCACGCTGTCGGTAATGAAAAGCAGCTTGCCCATCTCTGGATGTCGAATAACGAAGGCTTGGCACGGCACATCGTGAATCGCTTGCAATGGCAGCATCTCGAAGTCTCCTCCTATGAGTGTCCACTGGTGGAGGTTGGTTTCGATGACCAATCCGAGGATGTCCTCGGAATGGTGGTCTATCACGTCTTGGTTGGTGTGAATGGTGATACCTGCTCTTGCTGCTTCTGCTAGGTACTTTGCGTGGTCTCCGTGGCGGTGTGTCACCACTGCTCCTACCACACGCGACAAGTCATAATCTATGGCACGCTTGATGTCTCGCAAACCAATTCCTAAATCGAGAATCAAAGTGTGGTTGTTTTTGTCTGTTAGCAAGTAACAGTTGCCCTTGGATGATGACCCTAGCGTGTGGAGGTGCATTGTAGTGTTGTTGTGGTGGGTTAGTAATTGGGCTCGTCCTCAAACATATTGTCGGGTTGTGGTGCTGCCGTTGCCCTTGGTACTGGTTGTGGTGCTGTCTGCGGTGCTTGTGGAACTTCAAAGGTTGTCGCGCTCTGTGCAGCGATGGCAGCTGGCTCTTGGATTTCTTCGTAGGCTTCAGCGTCCAAATCAATGTTTGTTGCTGCGGTGGTTTGCACCATTTGTTCGCGTGCGTCTGCTGCTGCGTTTTCGGCTTTGGCTTCGTTTTCCATTGCCCCTTGCATCTCCACGGAGAGATAACCGTATTTTCCAAGTAGTCTGCGAATGACGGTCTTTAATGCCATCGCGGTAAAATCGCCTTCCCATCCTACCGCCTTCCCTGCTTCGGGGGCGTTGGCTTTGGTGAGTAGTTGGTCTATCGTGGTGTCTCGCTTCACGCTGGGTGAAAATTTCTTGGCGTACGCTGCCATCTCTCGTACACTCATATAGAGGGTCTTTGTGAATCCATTGAGGAGCTCGAAGTGTGCGAAATATCCTACTACTTCATCGCTCTCTCGCTCTCCGCTTAGATCAATGCGTCCAGTGAGCTTGTCAGTTCCTCTCAACTCACCTTTGTAGACTGCGTCTGCGTTGATGGTCTTATATTGACCAGTGCGCATTGCCATTTGGATTAGTCCGCGGTATCCTACTAGGAAAGTAGGGGTTGCCACTTTCACCCATTGTCCGTTTGCATCGCGCTTGCTGTTGTTGTAGACTACGATATAGGAAAATCCTAGGGCTTTGTTGATAGGGAGTTTGAGTACTGCTGCCTTGAGGGCTTCGCGCAAAACGGCTGCTGGTTCGCACTTCTGGAGTGCTGCATCTCCGCTGTAAAGGTCAATCACCGATGCCGTGAAAGCGTCCTTGTTTTCTTTGAGTGCGTTGTAGAATTGTTGCTGCACGCTGTCTGCGTTGAGCATTGCACTGAGTTTTGCTACTGCTGTTGTTGCCATTGTTTCGGGGTGTTTGGGGTTATTAGTTTAATCTACAAATGAGCGGTAACAGAATGGGCATCCTGTTGTCAATTCTGTGCGCGCTTTTTCTACGCTTATCCCTTCTTTTTTCTGCCCTGTAGGTCTTCGACCTCCTACGCGAAGTAGCCCCTCTGCTGCATAAATTTGTTGGTTGCAGCAATAACAACGTCCATCCAAAGGGGCAAATCCTTTCCCCTCTCTCATCATGCTTGATGCCCAGTCTTCGGGGTGTCTTTCTGCATATTCCTTGCAGTATTCTTGTTGGGCTTGTATTGCCTTTTCTACGTCAAATGTTTTAGCCATTGTTTCGGGGTTTTATTGGTTGTTGATTAGTGTGATATTGAAAGGCTCTAATGTGGCTCTTAACTCTATTGTCTGTGAGGGTATGTCTAAGATGTGATTTACACTCTCCGCGTTGTCGATAAAGACTGGGGCTTGCACTTGGTAGTGTTGGCAAAGGGTTTGGATGATGTCTAGCCCTGCATTGTACTTGGCTGCTGTGTTGAGTGTTGAGCCGTATGCGACCCCATCGACTGTTGCCTTGCACGTTTCCTTCGGTGTGCCGTCTATGGTGTACTCGAAAAGCTGGAACTTGACAAACTTAAATCGGTTGTTGAGCTTTGCTTCCATTGCCTTTCCTACTGCCTTGCTGTACTCGGTGCGCAAATCCTCTTCGCGTTCCACCTCTGCAAGTCGTTGGTTAGCGTCCTTGAGCTGTTGGCGTAATTCCTTGATGCGCTTCTCGGCGTCGTTGATAGCAGCTTCTTTCGCCTTTGCCACGTTGAGTTCCGCTATCTTGTTTTGCAACTCCTCAATCTTTTGTTGTCGCTGCTCGTCCTCTTGGCTGGGGATGGCTTCGGGGATGCTCTCGAGCTCGACACGCATTGCGTTGAGTTTTTCATCGTTTTTCAGTGCTACTTCGATGTGTTGCTCTAGTGTCTGGCGCGCTTTCTCTTGGCTCTTGAGTGAGCTAATCGAGAGTTTCACTTCCTCGAGCTTGGCTGCTGCTGCTTCGATGCGCTGCAGTTGGGCTTCTGCTGCTTCACGCTTGGCTTTGACCTCTTTCCCCTTGCGTTGGTTCTCTGCCAGTTTTTGCGCCTTTAGTGCATTGAAATTAGCTTCCATCTCTGCCACCTTGTTTTCGACTTGGTCGGGTTCTAAGGGGCGGTTGCAACATGGGCATCGTAGATTGCTGGGGGCAATCTCGAAAGTTTTGTCTTTGATGCTACGCCACTCTTCGATGAGGGCTTTGCGCTTTTCCTTGTACACTCGCAAATCGTCTTCGACTATCGGGCGTTGGTTCACTTCATATTGCAGTGTCTCGCGCTCTTGGTCTAGTCTTGCTGCCTGCTGCGCTGCGTTGAAGGTGTCTTCTTCGTAGGCTCGTTTGGTCTGCTGCGTGATTTCTGCCATGCGCTGCGAAATGTCCATACTAAGCTGTGCGCGGTGCTTGGTGGTCTCGTTGGTGGAGATGCCTTGCTGCAACTCTGCTAGCTGTTTGTTGGCGTTGTCAATCGCAAAAGCTACGGAAAAATCGGGCTTTTCGCGTGGGTCGTAGGTCTTTTGGATTTCTTCGATGCGTGCTGGGATGGTGGTGATGAGTTGTTGGCACTCCTTTTTCTTGGCTGCTAGCGTTGCGCGGTGCTTGTCGGGTGAGATGGTGCCGCACGTTTGGCAAATGGTGTCTACCTTTTCGGGGCTGTGCTCCATCTCTAGTTCAGTGCGGATGTCTTCGGGGGCGATGCTTACTAGCTGTGCTAAGATTTTGCGCTGCTCCTCGGGCTTCTGCTCTGGGAAAAATTGAGGATTGGTGATGGCTCTAAACACTTCCTCGGTGCAGATGTTGTTCACCTCTTCTTTGTACTCCTTAGCCTTGAGGGGGGCTTCATTGATGTAGTAGTCCTCGGTGTGTCCAGAGAGTACAACGTCTGTTGTTCCTCTCTTCTTGGTCCAATTCTCCTTGTAGATGCGTTTGAGGGTGATTTCTTCATCGTCTACCTGGATGGTTGCCGTTACTTCCACGTCTAGATGTCCGACTTCTTTTCCGTCGCTGTCTAGGGGCTTGATGTCAAACTTGCTGCGTCCTAGGTGGTCTTTGCCAAATAGCAGCCAAGTAAAGGCATCAAAGATGGTGGTCTTTCCACTGCCGTTCTTTCCACTGACAACGGCATCTTGTCCGTGGAAGTCGTGAGTTTCATTTTCCGCTCCCTTGAAATTCTGGAGGGTGATGCGGTGTAGGGTGATTCTTTTCATTGTGCGAATTGGTTTGTGGGTTGTTTACTGCTCCTCAAGTAGGGGAGGAAAAAGGTCGGGGTTGTGTTGCTGGACTTCCTTGTAGGCTTCTATCACGTGTTCACTATAGAAAATCTTAAAAAGCTCGATTAGAAATTCTTTCTGATGTTTAGGGGAAACATTAAGGGCAAAGTGATAGGGGTCGATGTATGTTGTGAATCTTACCTGCATCTTCTGAATGCTTGTTGTGTGGCTTGTTGTAGTGCTTTCTCTATCTCCTCGGGGCTTTTCTTAAGCCTCATCGAGATTCGCCAAAGTAGGGCGTTGTACTCGCTTTTGAGGTGGAGAAGGGTTGAAATCTCTTGTGATGTCACTTGTCAGTGGGCATGTATACTCCGTTGCAATAATTGAGCGCAAATTCACGCACCTTCTTTGCGCGTGCTTGACTCTCGGGGGTGAGGGCTGAGCCGTGTAGATATTTTCTTGTCGTATCTTTTGAGTATCCGAACTTTTGCAACAATCTTAGCCCTTGACCAAGTGGGAGCAAGATTCTTGCTGTTGGTCTATTGTCTTTAATCTTCATTTTTTTATCTGTTTTAGTTAGTGACAAAGGCGGAATCGAACCGCCCTCCCTGCGCGCTGCACTACTTTAACTACCTATCTATTCAATAACAACTATTCTTGCGCGCGTCGGGTGCAAACCTGCTTTGCCGTGGCTCTCATCCTGCATCGCTGCTGTATGAGAGTAAGATGTCCAAATTTACAAACGAGGGTGGCGAAAGTGGAATCGAACCACTCAGACGTTCCGCACATAACTTCTACCTATATTAAACACAATGAAAATGGAACGTGGCAAACCTTGCTTCGCCGTGTCCACGCGCTGCATCACTGCATGACGTGGGTGAAATGATTAGTAATAAAGAAATGACCCAACGGCGGACGTTTCGCAACTTGCGCGCGTTGTATTTGTAGTTATGGAAATATGAATCGTGGTCGTGGGCGGAATCGAACCGCCTGGGGTCTCTCAGTAACTTGTATCTATGGAATCTGATTATGCGATTGCATCGCACTCTTTGATGCTTTAACCACGACAACCGCTGCTGCCGTTCACGACCTTGTTTGTCCTAGGCTTTCTTCTCCACTGGTGGTGGGAGTAAAGCCCTTTGTATGCTCTCTGCCATCTTCGCTTCTGCGATTTCAGCAACGGAATATCTCAAACTGTTGTTGGCGTTGGGTCCTGTGCGCTGGGGAGTGATTAGACCTGCATTCTTCCATCGCTCGATGGTGGGTTCTCCGTACCGTCTGTAGGCTTCCCGCTGTGAGATTAAATCTCGGTTGGGGTATCTCAACTTTTCAGCTTCGAGGATGCCAACTGCGACTGCCTCCTTGGTGATGTCGCGTATTGCTTTGATGGATACTAAGTGTAAGCTCATATTTCAGTCCTCCTTCTTTAATTCATCCAAGATGATTTCGAGAGTAATTGGCAAAGCTCCTGCAAAGCAAGCCACTAGTGCTGCTGCCATATAGCCATTCTCGAGGGTGATAAACGCTCCAATCAATAGGGCGATTTCTACAACAAACCAGATTACTAGGTTCAAAACCGCTAGGTTACTCACTTTGTTGTCGATTAGCTCTGATACTGCTTTGTTGGTGGAGTGGATATTTTGGATCATTGTTTCGGGTGTTTGATGGTTATATGAAGGGGCTAGGCTGGTCTTTAAATGCAGAGGGGAATGCTTGTCTCGAGTTAAGTTTTTCGAGGGATACAGATGCTTGTTGTACTATTTTGTTTAAATAATCAGAGATATACTTCAAGTCTTCATCGTCCATTTGACAGTCCAAATAGGTTATGTATTGGATTTTCTCTGCTACACGAAGAGCGTATTCTATTAGACCGATAGTCTCCATAATACCGATTATGTCGTAAATAGACATATATCTACCACCATAGGGTAGCTTGCTGTATCCTCGCGCGTTTCCCTCTATTATTCTGAGGTGCTGTATAGTTTGCTTGTGATTCTCGCGTAGGAGTGCTATATATCTTTTTCTGTCTTCCTCTTGCATTGTCGTTGAATTCTTTGCTGTTTGAGAAATCGGGGCGGTGGGGCTTTCGCCTTCCACCGTTGTTCCCCCTTGGTTGTTGTTATCCCATGATTTTGCAATACTCTGCGCGTGCGCTTCTCAATATCTTGTTTAGTCGATTGTGAAGTTTGCGCAAATCTCCTTCTTGATCTTGTGCTAGCCAAATGAGATGCGGGAACTTCTCCACCGTTCGCACTGCTGCTTGGATTCGTTCTGCGCGTTCGTAGATTTCGGCTGCGAACGTTATAGTTACTTCGTAACTTGGGTTCGCTTTGTCGAGTACAGAAACATAAGTGTCTGCTTTAGAGGATAATTGGTGAAGTGCCTCGAGGGCTTCAGCGACTTCTCTGCGCAAACCGAGCGCGGTGTACTTTGATTCTTCTTGTTTCATTGTTGATGATTTTGTTTGGTTATCCGTGGCTCGCCTTCTTGAGTTTGGACTAGTCGAGTTTGGAGGTTAGTTCTTTGATTTTGTCGCTGTGAAGTTTCGCTTCTATCGTCAGAGCCTTTATATGTTCGGAGGCAAAGCTGAAGTCCTCTTCTTTTCCGTGCTTCATTAGGGGTTTCAATAATCTTGAAACATCTTCTAAATGGAATTTTGCAGAGAGAATGTGCTCATAGTAGAGATTGATATTGAGCGCGTCTACGATGTTGATTCTCTCTTCATTTTCGTCTACTGCTTTACGCAGTCCAATCGCTAATTCCTGAGCTTCGATGGCGATGTCTCTCACCTGAGCTAGTGACTCTTGGAGAACTTTGTTGGTCCCAAAGAAAGCCATGTATCTTTCGTCTTGTGTCATTGTTTTTTTATTTAGGATTGGGTTATGCCAACCAGAGAAGTTATTGCTTTTATTTTTGCGAGTTCGATTTCAGCCTTCTGAACATAAGCTGTTATCCTCCAGGATGCAGATCTGAAACCTCCTTCCGTGAGGTCCATGTCCATATAGAGTCTTTTGAGAACTCTTTGCACCGCCTCTAGTCCGTATCGTGCAGAGAGGATGCATTCAAAGTGGAGATTGAGGTCGAAAGCGCCTACGATGTTTCTCTCTTCACTTTCGCCTACTGCTCTACGCAGGTCAGCCACTAAATCATAATATTCATTGGCGATTTCTTGCACCTTCGATAGAGCTTCTTCGGTAGCTTTTTCGAGTTCGACAAAAGCCTTGATTCTTTCTAGCTGTGTCATTGTTGGTGATTTTACTTGGTTGTATGAGTGGTATTTGTTACCTTTGCTGTGTATTCCTTGGGATATTCTTAGGACTACGGTGCAAAGATACGCAGTTTCTGCATATCAAGCAAGGGAAATGTGCAATTTCTTCATATTGCATGATGTTAAATTTTCTTACATAGATTCTTATGTCTCCACAAGAACTGCGTTTGGCTAGAGAATCATTAAATCTCACCCAAACAGTACTAGCTTCAAAGATAGGTGTAAGTCTTAGGACTTTGCAAGATTGGGAAAAATTCAAAGTTCCTGAGACTAAGGTTGCGCAAATAGAAAAGGTTTTAAGTGAACTGCAATATGCAGAAACTGCGCATCCCCTCTCCACTCTTCCTCATCAAAAAGTAGAGATAACGGACAAGCACGGCTCTACTTCCCAAGTAGACGCGGTGAGAGTAGACGAAATGGAGGACTATACGCGCGCAAAAGAAATTGGCGTGTCCCTTATACCTCAATACGAAGAAGGATTCCGTGGAGGATACGAAGGAGAAAAAGACGAAATTAAATCTATATCCACATATTGGGGGCTGCCGAATGTGGCTGGACAATCTATGTACCCAGTGCGCGGTGATAGTATGGCTCCCAAATATCCTGCCGACTGCAAAGTAGTTATCAAAGATTTTACTTTCAACCCTGCTGAGCCGTTCACTATTCCTTTCGGTGAAACTTTTGCTATTGCCGTCAATATCAATGGCGCAATCAACTACTACGTAAAACGGCTCTTCAAACATCCCGACCGAGACAAACAAAAAACTACCTACATCGCTCGTAGCTACAACCCCGATTTTGAGGACTTTGAAATTCCAATACAAAATATCGCGTATCTTGGCATCGTAGTCGCGCGCGTCTCCGTGGATATTACTTGCAATTACTAATGTGTGGTCTCTGTAGCGTTAATTTAATTATATATCAAATATGGCTGCGCCAACCTTTATACGGAGTTCCGTCATCATTGGCTGTATATTATATGTGTGTCTGTTAGGTTTTGGGATTGATAGTTTTCTAGTCCATCTTTCTCAGTCGCTGTTGGGGTGTAATGTTGTTGATGCATGTTTTCTGGTAGTTATAGGGACTTTCGTGTTCCCTTATTTAGCGTATTACCTCAATAGGCTGATTGGCAAGCCACTTATATGGTGTTGTGATTGCACAAAGTGGGGAGCTAGAGTTTCTTATGGTTTTGTTATTGCCATTGTTGCCCATATCATCTTTTCGGCTTGGAAAGAGCCGTACATTCATCCTTATATGTATGAATGGCAACATTTCTTGGCTCTGATTTGGTTTTCGATTGCGTGTTTATACGCAGTGGGCGACCTATTCTTTTATTTTTCAGGTGAGGGGGTTTGGAATAGTCCTTCTTCGGTAAACAACGGAAACCTGGAGGATTTAAAGAATAGGCTTTTGGGTTTGGCTGTCGGCGTGTGTGGGATAGTCTTCTTTCTGTTCCTCAGTCATAGTGGTGGTGGCGGTGGAAGGTATTATGAGGATATGCACGACCCCACTGAGCTCGATGAAGCAATAGAAGAAGAATTTGGAGTTGAAAATAAAGGTGGTAATAGCTATAGCAGCGATAATAGCGATAATAGCAATAGTGACGATGTTGTTTATGTTTGCACTGGCTCTGATGCGGAGTGCTATCATTTTGATCCAGAGTGTTCGGGATTACAGAGGTGTTCATCTATAACAGAGTCTATGACCCTTAACGATGCAGAATCTGAGGGGTATAGACATTGCCGTATTTGTTCTGAGTAACAACAAAAACCGCTCCTATATCCTTTGTCGATATGAGAGCGGTTTCTTTTTCCGTCTTGTCTACTTGCTAGTCTAAATAAAAGCAGTATCTTTGCAGTGGTTTAATCGCCCTTATTGTTTCGGGTGATTTTATTTGGTTCTCCCTCGTCCGCTTCTTCGGATGGGGGATTTTTATTTATCTTCTCCTAGTGGTGGAAACTGCACGAAGTCTAGCACCGCGCGGTTTGCCTTGTCTAGTCGTGTCCAGTCTTTTTTGATATATACGTCTGTTATTGCCATCGCTCCGCCTGCGTGGTTCAGTCCCTCGTGGACGGTGTATTTGTCTACTCCTGCATCATTGAGAGCTATTGTTGCCCACGAATGGCGCGCTGCATAAAATGTGAGATTCGGTTCTCCTATTTGTTCACCAATACACTTGATTGCTCTCCCGATTTTCACGTGCAAACTATCAATCGAAGAAGACATGCGTGCAAGGCAAAAGACGAACTCTCCCTTGGGGTCTGCATACTTACGCATTAGTGGCTCTATCTCTGGTTCTACCTTGATAGAGATAAGCGCACCATCAGCACGACTTCCACGCGTCTTTTGTCTTTTATACGTGATTCGTCCGTCCTTGTATTGGTCCGCTGTCCAGTTGTACATATCGACTAGGTTTGCTCCTAGTAGTCCAAACGACAATAAAAAGGCATCACGCACAAATTCTTTTGTTTTTTTGCTTCTTCCATCGGGTTCAAACATTGCCACGGCTCTCATCTTCTCAGCGCTGATGGCGCGCTTTTCCGCCTGCGGTGGTTTCTTTATCTCTATCTTTGAGAAAGGGTCAAAGGGCAAACGCATGATTTCTAATTCCTCATCGTTGAACTCATTGCGCGCTGCTCGATATATCGCTCCTAACTTGCAGAATACGGCAGGAGCAATAGTCTCACCAGTGACACTTCTTTTGTATTGTGTTTTGTTTTCCTCTATAAAATCGAGAAAACCTTGAAGGAATCTCTTATTGATGTCTGATAGTAGAATGTCTTTCCCCGCGTACTTCTCAAGCCACACCAAGGCTCCTTTATATCCTTTCTGTGTTTTTTTTGTTTTGTTTTTTGTTATGTACTTTTCCCCATACTCGAAAAAGTTTACTTTCCACTCTCCCTCGTCTGGCTCATTGAGGATGGCGCAAAGTTGGTCCACATCGTATTGAGCGACTGCAACTCCCATCGCACTACACTTGGTGCGATAATCTTTTATTATTGCTTCGGTTGCATCTAAGATTAGGTGGTTTTTAATCTTCAGCGACTTTTTCAAGTCGTCCTTACCTGCATATAGCGGTGTGGGTAGGTACTTGTGCCTGCGATTGTGCGTGACACGGATCTTGACGTTATACGTGCCGTCCTTTCTCTTTTGATGAGATAGGACTAGGGCTTTAAAGGTTGCCATTGTTTCGGGTTTATTTGGTTGTTGTTGGTTGTGTAACACTATTGTTACACTTTTTACCCTCAAAAGTGAGGTTTTTCTTCACTTTTTCGGCTATAAACCATCTTTGGTTTGTTTGTCTAGTTCTTTATATATTAGTTATGAGATACTTATAGAATTGAGTGGGGTAGTATCCTTGTCTTCGTCATGCAAAGATAA